AAAAAGATATACAAAGATATTTATACTGCGAAAAGTTTAATATCCCTACATATAAAGGGAGCTATGGTGAACAGCCATGTTTATGGGTAGATAAAGCATTTGTTATAAGAAATGCATTTGCAAAGTTAGAGAAAAAACAAATTAATAAGGTAAAACAGGATGGCAAAACCAGAACTAACAATTAAATTTAAAGCTGACTCCAAGTCACTAGAACAAGCCTTAAAAAACTTAAAAGCAGGTACTGATCAGTTAAAGCAAGCTACTGTTGTATTAACAAAATCTCAGAAAAAAAATAATAAAAACCAAGCAATAGCAAATGCAACAATACAACAAAATAAAATAGAATTTGAAAGACTCGCAGGAAGAATAGATTTAAGTTCTAAGAATTTAAAAATCCTTGGTCTTAACATGGGAGTAGTAACTAAAGCATCACAAGGCAATACTAAAGCATTATCTTTAGTAACTAAAGCATATAATAGGCAACAAAGAGATGTAAAAGAAGTTTTAGATATAAATCAAAAAAAAATAGCTCAAGACAAAAAAGTCGTAAAAGCTGAAAAGAAAAAAGAAAATGCTGTTAAAAAAGCTACTAAAGCTATTACTAAAGCAAAAGCTGCTCAAGATAAACTTACAAAATCTACAAAAAGAGGAACTAGAAATTTAAGAATACAAACTGGTGCTTTTGCTACACTTCGTTCTAATTTACTTTTATATTCTTTTGGTGTTGGTTTGGCACAAGCTGCTTTAATTTCTTTTGTTGAAAAATCTTCAAAAGTAGAAGAATTAGAAAGAGGTTTTAAAGGTTTAGTTGGGAGTATTGGTGGTAGTGTTGATTCGTTAAATAAACTTCAACAGGCTACTGATAATACAGTTTCAAAGACAGATTTATTAAAAGAAGCTAATAATGCTATGATGCTTGGTGTTGTTAAAAGTGATGATGAAATGGCTCAGTTATTTGACACAGCACAAAGGTTAGGTCAAGCATTAGGTGTTGATACTAAAGATGCTATAAACTCTATGGTAACTGGTATGGGTAGGCAATCTAAAATGATGCTTGATAATTTAGGTATTGTAGTTGATGCTGATAAAGCCTATGAAAGATATGCTCAAAAAATTAAAATTTCAAAAAATGAATTAACTGATGCACAGAAAAAAGAAGCATTTAATCAAGAAGTTTTAAGAGTGTCAGGCGAACTAGTAGATAATCTTGGAACTGAATATCTTAGCACAGGAGCTCAACTGCAAAGAATGGCTACTGCTACACATGACTTGTCAGTATCTCTTGGTCAAGTTTTAACACCTATTGTTCATGTGATTGCTAATGCGATGGTTTTTCTATCTGAACATTTTGATGCTCAAAAAATGAAAAGCTATGGTATAGCTGTATTAGGTGTTGGTACAGCATATGTACTCATGACTAAATCTATAAAAGCTGCTGCTTTAATGTCGATAAATTTTATGAAAGCAAATAAAATGGTTTTAGTGGCTATGTTAGCAGTAACAGCAGTAGCAGAAGTTCTGGATAGCATGTTTGATTTGTTTGGTTTAGAAGAACTTGATGCAGGTTTTAAAAATGTAAACAATTCAACTAATAATACAACAAAAGCATTCGAAGATAATGCTAAAGCAATAAAAAAAATAAATTTAGAAACTAAACATGCTGTCACTTTACTTAAACTAAGTAATTCAGGAAGTGAAGAATCTGGTAGTATATCTGAAAAAATTGCTATTCTTGAGATTAAAAGAAAATCAGTATTAGAAAAAATGAATAAAGGTTTGGGAGATCAAATAGAACTGCAAATAGAATTGTTTAATATAAATGCACAGCTAGTAAATCTTGATGTAGATTCTAAAGAAAAAGCAAGAATTGACTCTGTAAAAAAACTAAATAATGAACTAGATTTAAATATATCTAAAATAAAATTATTGAATGCAGAAGAAGGTTTTTCTGGAGATATAGCTGAAAAAATGCAAGTTCTTAATTTAAGAAAAAATTCAATTCAAGATAAAATAAGTAAAGGTTTAATAGACCAAAAAGATGCTCAAGCAGAACTGAACAATATAAATGCAGAGTATATAAATCTTAAAGCAGATTTAGCTGATGAAACTAAAGCTGATTCTTTAAAAACTTTAAATGAAGAAACTAAAGCAAGCATAAACTTAATTAAAGCAAAAAACATAGAAGATGGTGTTTCTGGAACTACTGCTGAAAAACTTCAGATACTTGCTGTGGAAAAAGCTGCTCTAGAAAAACAAATAGCCGAAAATTTAGGGGATCAAATAGATATCCAAGCAGAATTAAATGAAATAAATGCAGAAACCCATGATATTGAAATGGAAAGACATCAGCAAAAAATAGCAAATGCTATAGAAATGGCTACTGCAATTGGTAATATAATGGGAAAAAGTGCTGAGCTTGAAATGCAACAATCAAAAGCAGCACAAAAAGAAGCAATTAATGCTACAGCTAGTATAAGGAATGAAAGAATAAGGCAGGAAAAAATTGATGAAATCAATAAAAAATATGCTGCTGAACAAGAAAAAATTAATGAAAAAAGCAAAAAAGCAAAGAAAACTCAAACTATTATAAATACTGCTGTTGGTATAATGGAGGTATGGGCAGATAAAAGTTCTGATTTGTTTACTAAAATAGCTTTTACTGCTTTAGTAGCAGCAGCAGGAGCACAATCAGTCAAACAAATTGACTCGCAAAAATATAGATATGGTGGGTTGGTTGGTGGTAATAGGCATTCTCAAGGTGGAACTATGATTGAAGCAGAGCAAGGCGAGTTTGTTATGAGTAGAGAAGCTACTGAAGCTGTAGGTATAGAAAACTTAAATAGAATGAATGCTGGTTTAGGTGGTGGAGGTGGTTCTAGTATTGTTATAAACAATCCTATATTAGGTAAAGATACTATAGAAGATGAAATAGTTCCACAAATAAAAGAAGCACTTAGAAGAGGAGGTTCTATTGCTTAATTTAGACAATTATCCTGAATTTAAATCAGATATACAAGGTAATGCTACTAACATACATCCTATTGTTAAGATAAACACAAATCCTCCTATTTATTTATCTCAAAATGCAGAAGTATTAGAGGATGATGGAGAAATTGTAAACTTTCAAGCATTAAATCTTAAAATACCTTCTATTAAAGAATCTATTGATATTGAGAATAGAAATTTTAAAATAAATAATGTTACTCTCACATTGTCAAATACAGATTATTTTACAAATGATGGGAGTAAAATTCTGTTTAGTGATTTATTTAATGAAATAAACTTTTTAAACACCGATGTTCAAATATATTGGAAATCTCAATCTTGTACAGCTCTTGTTCAATGTTTACCTATATATAGAGCTATTATTAAGAGAGTTTCTCATGACTACAATAACATTAAAATTATATTAGAAGATCTTACAGAATCTGTTATGCACAAAAAAGTACCTATTGGAGTGTTAAACTCTGAAAATGCATACAGAGAAGAAGACATAAATAAAACAATACCTATGGTATTTGGTGAAATTGAAAAAGCACCTTGTGTTTTATATAAAGATATGAGTTTAGATTTAGCTAACCTTAAAAAAATATATACTTTAGTTGATAGGTTTGAGATTCCTGTAAGACAAGGAACTGTCAATGCTTTAGATGGTTATAATAATGTTGGTGGAAATTTTTCAGGAGATTCTGATTATCTATATGTTTACTCAGGAACTTATTTAAAAGTAATGAAAAATTTATCAGGACATCCTAATTTAGATGAGGGAGTAGACACATCTGCCCCTGAAACTCCTCTACTTCAATTAGCTCAAGATTTAAATGCTTCTTCCTTAGAATCAAAAACATATCTTAGAGCTACATATGATGGTTTAATACCTACAAACACAATATCTATGGGGATAATGCAAGTTGTTTATAATAATAAACCAACATCTTTAAGTTTAGCAAATGTAGGAGCAACAGGAATACATTTTTCAGGAGCAAATCATTTTAATTATGCTAGTATAGGTATAAATTGGCAATATGAAGATGAAGGTTTTTCTATAACAAACCCCGAATATGCAATAGATGGGGACTCTAACACATATGCTAATTTTCCACCATACGACACTTCTAATTTAACTGAACTATCAATTGCAGATGATGGTTTTTTTCTTATGAATCATTTTTATAATGGTTCTTACACTAGCAGTACATTTAACAGTTCTGAAACTTTTTCACTTAGTGCAATGCAAGGCGATTGGGATGAGGGAAATCCTGAAATATCTGATAATCAAAAATATTGGCATTGGCACAGAAATGCAAATAGATTGTTAGGTTCTGATTTAGCCAATAAAGTTGAATTTATATGTATGCCTGATGCTAAAAAACTATATGATTTATTTAGAATATGGTATGAAAACGAAACTAACAACTCAAGACCATTACGACCTTGGAGTTCTTGGGCTACTGTGGGTGATTATAAAAGTTTTAATCCATTTAACAATCAATTACAAACAGTTGATCCTAGTGATACAAATCAATTTAATAGAAGAGCTAATTTATTTAAT